AGGAAAGAAGCGGAAAAGAAATGGATCTTGCTTAAGCCCCGAGAGCTTATCGCACACAAATTTTTATTTAGAAGAAATGGCTATCAGATGTTATTTTCCGATGTTATTTCTCGATGTCCCTTACTTCATACATATGAGCTCCTTATATAGAGGCTCAAGACTCCTAAAACTTAAGAGCTAAGTAAGAATAATTGAGCTGGGTGCTCATTGGGCCCCATCAAACACTCAATGATATTCCTTCTTATCTCTTTAAACTAAAGGAACGGCTCCCCGAGGCTCAATTCCTCTTTACAACTCATAAAGAAAAATAAAGTAAGATAATGACAGCCACCATGCCACGTGCTGTCAGGAATCAAATGCTTTTGCCTTTGTCAATAATTTTCAGCAGTGCAGAGATTTGATGCGCCACCTGTGATCTTATCTCTTTGCTGAGTGCCTTCTGCATCATCTCCTCAATTATGACTAAGGCCTTCCTCTGTTGCTGCCACTTGCCTTCGTGTCTTACAAGTGAAGTAACCAGTCTCGATAGAGAATCCGCCAACTGGTTATCCTTGCCGTCAATGTGCTCAAACGTTACGTCTATCCCAAGACCAGTAACGAAGTCGTTGAAGGCAATCCATCGAACCCTTGAGGGTTTGTTTTCAGAACTTTTGTTGTAGAACGAGATCAGCGCTTGACAGTCTGATCTGATTAACAATTCCTTGCGATCGAGATAATGAATTTTAAATTTATCCATGCTATTCATTACCGCGAAAAGTTCTGCATCGATTGTGCTCTTTGGTGGATCAAACTTTCCACTCGCGTATGCACAAACCCTTTCATTCCTTCGGAAGTCTTTCTTGAGCTTCTTCCACTTGCATACACCACCCCATCCTTCCATGCATCCGTCAGCTTCAATGACGATGAAACTGTCCGCTGGTGGTAGTTCGAGATCAGGAAGAGCCCTGATTGTGGTTCTGACTTCCCTGATGAGTCTCCAGTCTTCAGCGTTCAGTCGCTTCTCCCCATTTGGACTCACCTTTGAGTACAGTGGACCTAGAATTCGACCCATGTTAGGCATGTATGCACGAGCATAATTAAGAATTCCTAACCATGATCGTAGGCCTTTAGTTGTCTTCAGTTCATCATCGCTAAAATCCGCAATCTTCTTGATGATGTGCTCCTGAAGCTTTATCTTCCTGTTGCCTATCACTGCACCTAGGAACTCGATTGTTTTAGTTCCTATCTTCATTTTGGTTGGGCTAAGAACAAGCCCGTGTTGTTGACAGATTTGAAGCAGTATCCTCAGATGCTTCAAATGCTCCTCTTCTGTTTCAGAAAACACCAGTATATCATCAATGTATACAGCAATAAATTCTTCAGTACCTCGGAAGACGTTGTCCATCTTCCTCTGGAACACTGCTGGTGCATTCTTCAGTCCGAATGGCATCACCAACCATTCGTAAAGTCCTCCTGGCGCTAGAAACGCCGTCCATTCAACTGATTGTGGCGCCATTGCCACTTGATGAAAGCCGCTCTTTAAGTCAAATTTTGAATATATTTTGCTTTGACCGACTCTCTTCAGAATTGTGTTGATCCCTGGAAGGCTATATTGGTCTTTCTCTGTGTTGTCATTCAGTCTTTTGTAGTTGAAGACCATCCTCTCCTTTCCTTTGTTCTCCTTTCCTGTGACTGGATCAACAGTTGTACCTGAGTAGACAATGAACGCGGTTGTGCGATGTCTACTTTTGCTTGCTCGGATCACCTTGAGCTTCAATAAAGCATCAATGTGCTTCCGAAAAGTTTCCTCCATGGCTGGGGTTACATGCTTCAGTGGTTTATCCTGTATTGTGAGATCAGGATTTATAATGTTGAGTTCACAAACCACTTGATTCTTTGACCAGAACTTCAAAGGATCATCCCCAATATAGCCAGCAGCCTTTAGTTCCTGAAACACTTGAGACAATTTGTTAGAGAAATAGTTGTTCGGCTCGATGGAACTGATGCTCTGTTGTAGCTCAATGTATTCATCTTCGTCCATCTCTAGTTCTTCAAGTGCTAGTAGCTTTGGAACTTGCTGTTGAGTTTGGATTGTTGTAACATTTTTGTAGAAGGTTACAGTGTCACCTTCAATCCGAACTCCTCCATTCATGGCTCTGATAAAATTGCAACCAATGATTAGTTGCTCACCACCTCCAAGCTTCAAAGGGAATGCAAATGTGTAGGGAATTCTGAATTGATTATCCCCTATCTTCATGATTCCTCCCTTAAGCTTCTTCCTGGCCACCATCTCTGAATTTGCTCCTGTGAACTTTACTTCAAAAGTATTGGCTTCTAGGATCGCCTTTGGTAGCCCTTCTTCATTTATGCAACATGTCGTTGCACCTGTGTCAAGGATTGCATTGACTTGGATAGGTGCGGCGCCGGGAATCTCTAGTTGTACCATGAGGTTGTACAACCCATTACGCCTCTCCTTGATCGAAGCAATCCGTTCACTCTTCTCCCTGCCATCACAGATAAGAACATTTACCTGCTCAAATTCTTCGAGAATTTTCTTCAGGTCGGGGTTCTCCAACTCCAGTCGTTCTTTGTCGAGTTTGATGGCTTGAAGTTGTTTTCTGAGCTCCTCGAGCTCCACTGCATGTCTGATAGAGGCTGCCATGATTTTGTCTTCAGCTATTTTGTTAGCTGCTTTTACTGACTCCTTCAGCTTCTCTATCTCCACTTCACAGACCTGTATGTAGTTCTGTTGTTCCTGTAGTAGTCGTTGAGGATTATATACCTGTACTTCCTCTCTTTGACAAGGAATTTCCAAGTCCAGGTAGTGTTGAGAACAGAAACCACATGTCACCAGGTTGCAGTGCATGCACTTGGCGTGCCATCGTTGGGTAATATCCCTCTTGCAAAATTTGCATAAGCCAGTGTTCAGGATATAATACTCCCATTGATGATGACAGTCATGCTCCTGTGGCGTGACTTGCACTGCTGCTCGCCATCCTCCTCCTCCAAGGAAGTGTTTGCCGTCTTCTTCTCTGATATAGAGTAGGTTCTGCTGAATAAAAGGATTGAGAGATTGCAGTACCTCTTCTCCTTCAGAAACTGAGAAGATTGAATCGCTAAGCTCATCCCCTTCTTGTACTGATACAATTTCACAGTCTTCTGGGATCTCCATGCCTTCGAATATTGCGATTCTTTTGACGTTTCTTTTATCATTTGGACATTCTCTTGCGAAATGTCCTTCAGCCCCACATAAGAAGCATTTGCACTTCTTGGACCTTATTAGATGCTTCCTGCGTTCAATACGAACATGAGAGTCATGTGGTTTACCTTTATAGGTAGTCGACTTCCTCACGCCGTACTTCTTTTCTCTGCCCTTGTAATACCCTGGAATAGGTATTTTGCTGCAGAATTGCAGATTCTTCAGTGATCTGCTGAGGGCCGCCTTCTTGCATTCTTCTTGTAAATATTTGTAAGTAAAAAGAATTCGTGGGTGTACTCCAACAGTGTTACCCACATAAGTTTTATCAAAACTATCCTTGATAGTCTTGCCAAGATCTCCGGGAAGCTTCATCCAGAACTTTTCAGAAAGCTCCGATGAGATGAACAGACGTCCAGTCTTTGCAGCAATTCGCATGTATTCGTTCATGAATGGTATAATGTCTTGGACATCCTTGCATGAGATTCTTTCCAAATCTCTATAAGCATCCTCTTGAATCTTTGTAGATCCTCGAAATGGGTCTTCAAGAGAAAAGATGGTCCTAATTTGAGAAATAATGTTCTGTGTACCTTCTCGACCATCAGCTGCTGCAATTAAACTGTCGAACTCAGCATTGAATGTTGTTCGCCATTGTATCCACGTGAGTTTTTCAGTTTCTCCTAACAGATTTTCAATGAAATCTGCCTTCTCTCGACCTGAAATAAAGGAATGTTGTGATGTAATGTTCTTTGTAATACTTTCCCACCTGGAAAATACTTCATCGAACTTGTCGAGCTCCAAGGGCATATAAAACATCGCCCCTGTTGTCTGTTGCGCAGATGGCAACTGTAGATTTGCAGAGTAGTTCATCGGCTTGAACCTTGTCCCGGATGGTACAGAATATGAGGGACCAGAGTGTGAAGGACCGGCTTGATCGATCCTTGCTGGTGGATACGTAGGTGGATTCATTGTCGTATCCTCTGGTGGTGTGTAGTTAGACACCGCCGATGATGCTGCTATGACGCAGTCTTCAAGCTGTCGAAGCTGGGGATAATCAAAATCAGCTTCTAGTGAAACCAGTTCTTGAATGAGCTCATGATCTTCATTATCATCACTCTCATCAAAAATTGGTTGTGAGGCATCACCACTTTCTCTAATTGTGGCAATTGTAGGATCCTCAGAAAAAGGATCATCAGAGAAAGTCACTCTTGCTGGAGAAGGCCGAAAATAAAGATCTTCGTCGTCGTCGGCTTCGGCCTCGACTTCTCGGGATTTCTCTCCCCCCTCCCTGGAAAAAGAGCGTGATGATAAGTAAGATAAATAATCACCGTATGCTTCAGCATCTTCATCGTCTTCTTCCATGTGATCAGTGGGTGTAGGAACAGGATTGACAGGCCTTTCCTCTACCCGCACTTTTGTAATCATGTTGGAGGCTTCAGCAGTAAGGGTTCCAAAACCCCTTGTGCCTCGTACAGTTGGTGTGAGAGTGGTAGTCTCTTGTACAGCAGGTGTGGCTACTTGATGTAGAACAATTTGAGCCACAAACGTCCCCTTAAGGATTGGGACACAGGTGAATGTGTTATTGATCAGTATGATTTGCAATTCACCTCGGTAGTCTGGGTCTACCACGCCGCCAGTAATTTGCAGGCCAGTCTTGAGAGCAAAACTGGATTTGAGATAAAGCTGGGCGTAAGTTCCAGCAGGAACTTCAATTGCGATGCCTGTCTTGACCAAGGTTGGTCTTCTTGGTTGGATCACCACATCTTCGCAGGCCGCCAGATCATAACCGACCGATCCATCGGTTATTCTTTGTGGGATAATTGCATCCCTGTGCATCAATTTAATGAGTAAACTGGAAACAGTAGTAGTAAGAACATTGATTACTTGATTTTCATCTGAATCAAACTCTTCAGATGACATGAGAGCTGGTGCAGCTTTGTATGCACCGAATCGCATAGACACGGAACCATCAGCCAGTTCCCTATCTTCTGCCTGTGTTGGTTGGGATGGAACAATGATTCTTGAAGGTTTAATGTTCCACAGTGTGCCCTGGAGGTCGTCGGTTGTCATTGGCATTCCTTTCAATGCCTGGACTCCATGAGTGATGAAGTATTCTGCTACTCCATCCACTGTATAGGCAAAACCAACATTAGAAGTATTGGACAATCGTCCAATCATACCTTTGGTGATGAGGAGGTTCGCTTCACTGTTTTGATAGTCGTCATATCCTTTGGTGAGGATAGATACTTGGATGTTGTTGTAGAAATCAGTGAGCTTCTTTGTAATATTAGGAGCAATATAGACCAATTGACTCCCCTTTGTGAGATCAACCTCCATTCGGGCGATTGTAGATCGCCTTCCTTTCCAAGAACAATCCCTGAATACGATAAGTGCCATAGTGCCTGCTTCATGTCGGTGTAGCACTTGTATTCTGACTTGCATAAGGCCGATATGGATGAACTGCATGTTGGCCTTGCGCAATTCTAAGTATGACTCCGGTCTGATGAATGTTGAGTCATGTTGATTGTTCACGATCAGGTCAGCTTCCTCCGACCAGTGCATATAGACCTTGTGATTGACAGTATCTGGTCTAGCATGATATAATACCTCAGCAGGTATCATGGAAGCTCTTTTGATAGCAGAGAGCTGCAGAGTCCTCTCTGGGTCGACCTGTTGTTCAAGAGTAGGTGCATAGTATGTTCCAAGAGTTAGAACATTTTTGAACTTGTTCAATCCCTGTCTTAGATTGTACCGCCGTCTTGCGCCAAGTCTGTAGTCTCTGATTTGATCTTCAAATTGTCGTTGAGAGGTCGAGACTTCTTGAGTTGCTGTTCGACTCATTGTATCTTGGCTTTTTCTTCGTTATAGATGATGACGGGATCTTTATGCACCAAAAGTTTACCCTTCTTTTCCGGTAGCTTGTCCTGTATAGATAACTTGCCAAGTTTAGTGATTACCTGGTCAAGTAATTGATCAGTCTGGGCAGATGAGCCCTGTTCAATCCTTAGAGACCGAACTTCCGTCTGGAGCTGTGACATCTGAGTGAATAGCTGTGTGAACAACTGGATGAGTGTGTTGTTCTGTTTCTGGATACTTGCAATTGCTGTTGCAAGCCCTTTGTAGTCTGCTGGCCTTGTGTAACCAACAGCTGGTGGTTCAATCGCCTCAGTTGCTTTGATGGCCAACTGATATTCTTTTGACTCGCTGGTCAGGCTCATAAAAGCACTGCTCCTTCAAGTCTTGATAGGATGGCTTCAACTCTATCAAGCTTCTTCTGTAAATCAAGCGTTAGGCGCACAGCCTGTTGCTCGATTTCCTTCGGTTGTTCAATGATTCTGAGCACGAGCTCTTGGACCTTCTTCTCAGTAAGAGGTCTGTTTTCAACAACTTCTTTGGTGAGGTTCACCAAATGCTTTCTGAGAACTTGATTCTCAGTCTTCAACTCCTGGATTTCTTCCTGTAACTTGAAGAAATGTTTTAGAGAAACACGAGAGAGTAACTTAGCTTGGTGGTTCAAATAACACAAGTTATTTGCTAACTGCTTGTTTGTAGGCTTTTCAACAATATAAAGGTCAAGGTATTCAGGTTCAGTACTCCTGTCAAGATAATCCTTTAAGCTCCCTTCTAGATCTATTGATCTATTCATGAAAACTCATAGAAAATTATAAAAACCAAATAAATTCCCTACTAAGATGGTAGGTACCGCCGACTTTTTCGATCTTACTGATATGTATTAAGGTACCGCAAGCTTTCACTTACCGCTTCGATCCTTCAGTGCTCACCTTGGGGGTTCACCCTAAACGGCCACTCGCCTGACGGGATATAGTGCCCTTGTCTTTTGCACCTAAGATCTAACAGCTTGCTGAGCAAACACCCATTAACACATACAGTAATAATCTAAAAATCAACACCCATACCAAAACTCAGTAATAAACTTATGCAGTCGTTATAATAATCATGAATTTATGAATTTCAAAGATCAGCAGGAAACTTAATTTGACACCTTAGGCAGTTTCCTTCACCTGAAATACCTTCGATATTTAGTTAGCCATTAAACAAAAATAAGCAAACCAAGCTCTGATACCA